TCACCTGGTTGTATGTTTGCAGCTTCGTCTTTTACTCTGACACCTCGCTGTTTAAATCCTGCCGGAAGATTTGATAATGTTCCCGCGTCTAATAATTGACGGAGAGCCGCCGTTGCCGTACGACTCAATCCGCCAATCATATGAATGAGTCCAAGTCCATAAAATCCAAGTCCTGGCAGAAATTTGAAGTGGACGAAATATTGGATTTTAGTTTTCGTTGGATCATTGGGCGCGAAGTTTCGTCTAATAGACAAAACTTTCCGACTACCCTCATCGATTGTAACGATGTAAGGTAATTTTATTCCTGTTGGTTCACCATCGGCGCCAACATCTTCGAAACCTTCTAAGTCAAGGTTAATGTGGAATTCTAATAATTTATATAAAGGTTCTACTCTTTGAGATTTATTTAAACCTTCTATTTCTAATTCTTTTTTAGCTATTTGATCCGCATTTACATCTTGCGGTTTAGCTAACTCTATGTCTCTATAAAAACCAGAGACTTGTTGTTTACGTAATTCATTTTCAGAAATTTTAACTACATGACAGACTGAAGTTGCATCTTCTAATGAAGTTGCAGTGTATGGTACAATTAAATCATCAGCTGGTACAAACTTAGAAACTGCTCTTCCTAATAAATCATCAAAGTAAACTTTTTTAAATGTTGAACCTGCAAGTGGTAAATAAAATAACATTTGATCAAACTCAGGTTCGTATTCTTTCATTTGATCCATTAACTGATAGTTCATGAAATCTTTTACTCTTTGAGATTGTTGTTCTTTTTGTGGATTACTAACTCCTAAGATTTGAGTTCTTACTGGTCCATCAGCTGGGAGTAACTCTTTATAAGCGAGCGCCTGAAACTGAGTAACAGCTTCAGCAAGTACCGGGTGAGTCGCCCCCGACGCGCCTTGGAAAGGTTCGGTTCTATTTTCATACTTGAATCCTAACAGATCTAAGCCCACAGTGTAAGCCCTTTCCCAATCTGCACGGGACGCTTTATATTCTCTATAGTCTCCATCTAGCTGGCTAGCCATTGGCTCTAAAATATCATCTGATAATAATTCTGCTAAATTTGCAAAGTGGTCACCTTCTTCTGGTGCCGGCATTGCATTTGGATCAAAATCAATTGTAGCACCACCATCATCTTCTTCGGTAACTTCAATTGGTTTTTTTCCTAGTTGGTCTGCAATATCAACTTCCTCAAGAGTCTCTTCTTCTACGAGTTCATCTTCTGGTCGTTTAACATTTGGGAGACCTTTATCGATTTCTGCCATTTAAATTCTCCTGCTTCTTCTTATCTTGTTTTTTAGGTTTAATCAACCCCTGTGGATTAGGGCCTCTTAATGGTGGTATTTCCTTCCATTTAACATGCTTCATGTTTTTAACTAATGTTGGGTTTTTCATTTTTTTAAACTCGCTATTCCACCTTGTGAAAAATATTGATTCTTTAATATTTGTTGAATTCTTTTCTTTTTTAAACCCTCTTCTAATTGTTTCTTTTCTAAAGCAGCTAACTCATTAGCATATTTTAAAGGAATTTCAGAATAAGCATCTTGTAAAGATTTTCTACCTTCTGCCTCTACTCCAGCTCCTAAAGCATAGTCATCGAATATATCTCCAACACCTAATGCTTCTGCTTCTTCTAATACGTAGGGTTTAACATTAAAAAATAAATTTGTATTTCCAGCCATTTCTTCACCTTTATTTTCCATGTAAGATTCTAAATCTGTAATTGGAGTTACTTTTTCAGGACGACCTCCTAAATCTTTTAATTGTTCTTTTAACAAGTCTGGATCTGCATCTTTAAAAGTTTCGTTACTCGCTATGTTTTCAATTTTATTTTCAAAATCAGATTTTACTTTATCCCTAATATAGTTTTGTGTAGCCACCTTATCTTTCATAGGAATATCTCCATCTTGATAAGTATAGCCATAACTTTGATAATCTTCCTGAATTTTATCCATATTTGTTTTAGCTCTTTCAAATTGTGAAGAAAGTGTAAAATAATTCTCTGATCCAGGTTCCATATTTTTTAATTGATTATCTGCATTTAGAGCTGAGTTATAATTATCAAAATAATCATTCATAGCTTGAGTATGTTTTATATATCTTTGAGCTTTTTCATCAGAGATATTATCTAAATCAACTTTACCCCAACCAAATAAACCTGCAGTAGTTGCTCTCTTAGCACCTTCAACATCTCCTGTAATTAAATGAGGTGCAGCAAAGTAAAATTCAATTGGTGCATCTGCCCAACCCAATACCATACCTAATGATCTAAGCTTACCAAATTTTTTAGGTACTTTCCCATCCTTAGTAGCTTTCATTGCTTGATTAGTTTGTTTTTTAATATTTTCTTGAATCTCGTCCATTGAACAAACCAATCCATCAACAACTCCAGCTGTTGCAAGAGGCTTTCTAGAACTTTTACAAAACCCATTTAAAATATTTACCAAACCTTTTTTTGTAGGAGCATCCCCTACATATCTAGAATCTACTTTTTTTTGAATACCACCAAACTCATCAGAAATTTTTTGCAATCCTTCATTATAATTTTTTTGAGCTATTTCTTCCCCAAGAGTCTTTATTTCTTTTTGACGAATTCTCTCTAAATCTCTTTCCTTTAAATTAGCCGCTGTAAAAACGTTTTGAGTATTATAAACATTTTTTACAACTCCTTCAGGGTGGTGTACTTGTGTTAAACTAAAGTAAGGTCTTTTGTTTGCTAACCAATTTTTAACTAATTCATCATCTGCTTTTGTTATTTTTCTTTCCATCTTTGCTTCTAATTCTTTTATTAAAAAATCATCTCTTAGCCTGCCGCTAAATTTATGTCCTATCTCTGCTTGTTCATAAAAACCTTTTACAGCGTTATTAAATTTATTAGTATTATTGTATGCGGTGTTTACTTGATTTTTAAGATCACCGATAATATGCTTTCCGTTTTTTTCGTTATAGCTAAAAGTTTTACCCACCTCGTTATCTTTAAATTTAACTAATTTCCATGCAGGAATTCCGTTTATTTTTTTATTCCAATTAATTTTTCCGTTTTCCATAGGAAGTTCATAACCTAATGCAGATAAATCATAACTAATTTGTTGTGACCCTTTACTAGCTGCTCTGTTAAAAGAATGCCATAAAAAATCCTCTGCACCAGCCCCTCTTGGAAAACTACCTTTAAACTTTCCTTTATCATTTATAAGTTGAGTTGCTTTAGCAAAAATTTCTGAATCATTTTTAAATATTTCTTTATAACGTGGACCAAATTTTTCTTTAACAACTTTTTCTGCTTCCTCTATAGTTCTAAATGTTCTTGGACCTAATGAACCAAGATCTAATCTTTTTTTCCAATTAAATGCACTTGTTGCATTAAAAGGATCTCCTTTACTTGTTAAATAATTACTTTCATTTAACAAATCTGCAAATTGTGCATCTGTTAATGTGTCGTTTAATAATCTTAGTTCTTTAAATTTTCCATCACTTATTTGATTAGGAAAAAGTTTTGCTCTAGCTTCTGTATGATAGTCTAATGCATTTTTTAAACTATCATCACCGGTATAAACGAAATTTTTTTGAAGTTGTTCTTTGCCTTTTCTTACGTTAATTTTTATATAATATTTTCCAGAATCTTTTCCACCATATTCAAATATACCTGCACCTTTACCATTATTTTCTAGTATTTTTTTAATTTTAGCTGCTTCAGCTTTTGTTAGTTTTATACCTGTTTTTGATTTTCTAAGAGTCTTTTTTTCTAAAGCTGCAACAGCTTCGTCGTAATCTTTAACGTACAAATTTCTTGTTTTACCACCTCTACCACCTTTTGCAGGGACAGCATCTTTTTTAGAATAATAGTCCATAATGTAAAAACCATCTCCATAAGGACTATGAGGGGGTAGTTTATGTATTTTACCAACACCTTCTCCATATTTAAACCCGATCCGTCCACCATCTGCAAGGTCCATGATCCGTGGCTCAAGAACCTCAGATTCATAGAACTCGGACCACGCGCCATCGGCTGCACGGAAATCATTTGTTTTAAAAAATTCTATTGCGTCGTTGTAATCTTTAATTTTCATTATTTTCCAAAATCTGTTATGTTATCTTCAAACATAGTTCCTTCTTCAATAACATCGTCTGCAACACCCTCAACTGTGTCATAAATTTCACCTGTGTTTTCTCTATCGTTTCTAATAAAAGTAGTGTCTTCTGTATATTCATCTGGTGGAGTTTTACCTTTAGTTGTTTCATCCATTTGACCTTTTCCAGGTTTATAATTCATATAAGTTTCTTCAGTCATGTTTGGAGGACCATCCACATCAGGATCAGCGGACTTAGTTTTTTTAATTGTTTTTTCACCTGTTGTAATATCTTCTGTTAATTCAAAATCTTTATATTTTATAACTCTTTCTCTTTCCTTTGCTGCATATTGTGGAGTTACATCATCACCCATTGTTTTAATTTTATTTACTAAGTTAAAAAAATACGGAGGAGGTTGTCCTGATCCGGCAGATTTTACAACTTCTTTTGCAACTTTAGGTGTTGCTTTTTTAAATAAAGTTGGCAAACCATATTTAGCTGCCGTTCCTGTTAAACCTAATGCTGCCATTAATTTTAAAAATGCTCTACGGCCCATTCCGCCGGCTGCATAACCAATACGTCCACCATCGGCTACGGGTATACCATATTTTTTTTCTTCTGCTCTTTTTTTGTCTTGTTCCATTTCTTTTCTACGTTGTTCTAAAAATTTTTCATAATCTGATTTATCTCTCAATTTCATATATAGATCAAATTCCTTTTCTGAATCTGTCATCATTCTATCTGGTCCACCACCTTTGTTTAAAGGCATTCTTTCATTTGTATCTTCTGCAAGTAAATAACCTATCCCGGCTCTACCGCCTTTGTTATATAAACCTGGCATTTGTAATAATTGATAAATTTGATTAACACCTTCTAAACCTAACTCACCTGCAAGAACAGAAGGGCCACCTCCCCATCTAACAAGTTTATCGGTCCATGATTCCTTTACTTTTCCACCACTAGAAAAATCTTCTGTTTCATCAATGATGTTTCTTTCAAATATATGGTCGGTAACACTTTCGTCACCTGCAATTTTTTCTCTATCTGCTTTTGATAAATTTTTATATTTACCTTCTCCTTTTAAAACTTTATTAGTTTCTTTCATTGACTCAATTGGGTCTAATTTTTTTATATCTTCAATAACAGTTCGAACAGTAACTGTTTTTTCAATTTGTTTTGGAAATACATCTCCCAGACCTTTTGTAGTCTCAATCCCCTCTATTATTTCTGTTTCAGGTGGTCGAGACTTTGCTTTAGTTACATCTTTAATTTTATCTTTTGGAAATTTAACCACTTCACCTTTATCTTTTTTACCTTGTTTTAAAAATTGATTTAAAAATTCATAAGCTTCTTCATTAGATAAAACTTTAGGTGCTTTAGGCTTGTTCAGTTCAAGCATATATTTTGCTTCTTGTTCTGATAAGTTATCTAGATTAACACCTTGTTTTTTTGCAGCTTCAACATAACGTTGAAGCTTTTTATCGGCTAACTTTCTAATATCTTTACCAATGGATAAAATACCTGATGCTTGACCAGATTCTTTAGCCACACTTTTTAATATTAAATTATAAAGTATTTGTAATCCTTTTAATGCCATTAATAATACACAAACTTCCTAGGCGCTCGTTTTTCATCTACATAATCTTCAGGGTGCTTTAAAAAACCACCTTGTCTAAAGCGCATAACAGCTTGAGTCATACTATCAACTAAGTCGTCATGGTCACCATGCGGGAATGCTGCACATTCCTCTATCACTTCATCCGCAAATTTCTGGTCAGGCGCCCATATCATGCCAGATTCAAAAAGCGGTGCGCATGTATTTACTCTAACATGTTTATCATTTCCTCGGCTCGGTGTAAAGTTCTGAACTGGAATATCCATTTGCCTCAATTCATAGGTCAAAGGCAATCCTGCGGCCTTTGCTTCAATGATTACTGACTCTGGATTCCAATATTTGTACTGATCCAGTGCAATACGTCTTAATTCCGGAAATTCATACCTTCCTTTGATCGCATCTACTAAAATGAGGTTAGCAGGTGAGTCTTCGTCGGGATAAAACACTCCCCAAGTCGTAATTGCACTAAAATCGGCTGTTTCTTTCTTAAGATACGCAGTATCGTAAGATTGAATAACGTAATGTAAGTTCGGTGGTTCATCATAATCCCATATTCGCCACCATTCTCGTTTTATTATGGCTCCTTCTTCAGAAGTTGGACGTTGCATCCATTGTGCATTCCATTTTCCAACTGGAAGTGTTGCTTTTACCTTCTCAAGCTCTTCTAATTTCCAATATTGAGGCCAAACTGCTTCAGGTTTAGGTCCGTTGTCCAAGATCGCCGGAAATTCTACCACTTCCCACTGATCTCCTTTAATTTCAGTTTGATTTTTTAATAAAATTCCAGTCAAATCTTTTTTTGACCACCTTGTCATGACTAAAACTATTTTTGCACCAGGTTGAAGACGTTGTCTTGGACCAGATGTATACCACTCATACGCATTTTCCATCGCAGTTGGTGATAATGCGTCTTGTTCAGAGTGTGGATCGTCAATAATTAACAAATCAGCACCACGACCAGTGATTGCTCCACCTACACCAGCAGCAAAATACTCTCCACCTTGCGCAGTCTCCCATCTTCCTGCAGCCTGACTGTCTTCTCTTAGTGAAGTTTCAAAAATTTTTGCATACTCAGCACTATCAATTAGTGTTTTAGCTTTACGACCAAACCTAATTGCAAGTTCTCCTGTGTGAGTTGCTTGAATAATCTTTAATTTTGGATTACGGCCCACCATCCAGGCAGGTAATAAGAAAGATGCAAACTCAGACTTCGTATGTCTAGGTGGCATGTTTATTATAAGTCTAGTAATTTTACCTTCTGCAAGGTCATTAAACTTTTTAGCAACTACTCTATGGTGAGGTCCTTCTATAAACTCGGGCCAAACAGCTTTCACAAAGGACATAAAATCTGTTTTAGCTTTATTTTGAATTTTTTTCTCTGCATGCATTACTTGCAATTGCAAAAACTTTTTACGAACGTCGACCGGTAATTTACTTATATCTATATTATTTAAATCCATACAAAATTTTTAAAAAATTTTTCGCATCCTTTTTAGATGTTCAACATGTTTTTACCAGCATTAACTCTCTAAATCAAGCAATTCAACCCAGAGTAGTGGGACCCCTTTTTATATATAAGGGGATCGCTTTTTTTTCTGCGCGGATTTTTGGGATTGGGTTTGGTACCTCTATTGATATGGTGGGGGAAGCAGGGGCGATTGCTCGCCCGTGCTTGGGTTGATGATTAGTCTAGCAATACCATGTATGCTTTAGCATTGTTCTTACGAAACCAATTGAGATGATCTCTCATGATTTGCCAATGCTTAGACTCGCCTTCGCCTTTAGTCTTATCGTCTAGTGTAGCCATGATCTCAGCTAAGAAGATACAGTCATGTCTTCTCGCTTCTTCTTTAGTTAACATAATAGATTCACCTGTGAATCTGTTACGTCTCTCTTCTGTTCTATTATCTGTATTTGTTTTATTCATATGGTTATCCTACATTATCCATTGTCATTGTCAACACTCTTAATTGTAGTTCTTGTTGCCATATATGGTACGCGTTCAGCTCCATTATCAGTCCACCTATGTCTATAACTCTCATACTTATTCTTCTCAACTTTAATAGGTGTTTCAAGTGCCTCGCGCCTTGGCGCAAAAGCCACGATACTAGTTAAGTGTAATCTAATAAAATCCATTAAACAAGATTGATTACAGAAATAATCCCACATTGATACATTGTTTTGACCTCTATCATAGTGACCATATCTGCCTACTTTAATCTTAATAGTTCTTAAAACTTTATTATCGCCACTTCCTCTTATTCTTGATTGTGTTTCAGTAGTATGGCAGTTCGGACCATGACACCAATTATAATTACTCATATCTTCTCAGCCTCTCATTTTGATCTGTGCTTGGTAACATTGCCCAGAACATAAACACACCTAAAAAAGTAATTAATAATCCAACAGTAAAATCTAAATGAAATGCTAGGATTACTCCTAGCATTGTAATTATAAATCCACTTAATCCAATTAATAGTTTCATTATGCTAACCTCACAGAATAATTAACTGCAGTTCTTGGGTGTTCTGCGTCCAAATCCCAAAAGTTATAACAAGGTTTTCCACTTTTGTCGTTCCATTGTTTTGATTTAAAAGTTTTAAACTCACCACTCCATTTGTCCTCGTATTCGTGTTCATCAACACCTCTACAAGTCGCAAACTTGTTTCTTGATTTCATAAACCAAGAAAAGTATTTTATTTGTTTTGTCATTTTATATCTTTCTATATTAGTTAATGATGTATCCTACTATAAATAGGATACATCAGTCAAGTGTTAATTTACACTTTTTTGGGCTTGCATATAAGCCACTCTTTCGGCTATTTTCTCCTCTCTTGTTTTCTCTCTCTTGTTCTTCATACCCTTTATTCTATCAGCTAGATTTTTAGGATTGTAGATAGTTAAGCCAGTTGAGTTAGTTCGGATTATTTCTCCCTCATCAATATTCAAACCAAGTTCAGTTGCAAGTTCTAAAGCCTCGTCTAAATATTTATATCCCTTTAAACCAACTTTGATTTCTTTCATTTGATTTAAAATAGAGTTAATCCATTTTGAGTGTGCAATAACAAATTGTCCTTTGGCTTGTTTCCAATTAATCAACATCATATATTCTTGTTCATTACAAGCTATTGATCTATCTCTACAATACTCCCTACCAATTAAATCTAATTGATATTTCTCGTTCCATTGTCCACCATAACCACTATCATCACTATTATTATTAAGATACTTATTGTTATTGTCCACATATTTTGTCTTGTGTGGGTTGCTATCTTTGCCCTCTTGTTCAATCAAAATATCTGGATTACAATTATCTTGTGCTTTTAGTTCATCACGAAATAAAGCATAACTATAAGCATAGTCTGAAGAATTACTATCACTATCAGTATCCGTACTACCATTTAATCTAAAATCAAAATGTCCCTCAATAGTATCCTCTTTAATTATTGGATTGTTGTCATAGTCTCTATCTTCTTTTGTTCCAAGATAATGAAAATGAAAACAACTGTCTTTGGCAATCGTACTTACATTCTCAAATTTATTCTGTAAGTGATATGCCATTTTAACATCTTCTGGTGTATAATGTTTTCTTATTATACTTTCAGCTAGTTTCCACGCATTGTCATTTATGTCAATCTGGTCTGCTTTTAGATTGTCATAGTTTTGTTTTTCAACAGTATCTTCTTGTTCAAGATGTACTCTCATTCTATTAGCAATCTTGTTTCTGTACTCTTGATTTAGTCTTATTCGCATTTTTCCTCTTTCTGTTTTTTATTTATTTGCATAAAGAATAAATATCACTTGACAATAGGATAGTCAAGCATTATATTTGATTAACTTAATTATATGTCATTAAAGAGTTAACCAATAATAATTAGGTTGGGACAACTTCTGGTTGTGAAGTACTTTAAGCTTGCTTCAAATTACCAACGGCCAGAACTGATCCCAGATCCACTAGTACTTTTTGCTAGCATGTATTGGCTAGTGGATCTGGGATCAGATGTTGTAGCTGTGGGAAACCACTATACCTGCGCTGAACAGAGACTAGTCACCAAGCCGGATAATGATCCGTTGCCGGTCGCGCTCGGAGTACAACAACTGATCAAGAAAGATTATGAGTAGACAATTAGAAAATTACGGAATTAATATTCTGCAGCTGCATGTAGCGTGGCTCCAGGCCAATGGTTACAAGCTCCAAGCAAAAAGTTGCAAGCGGCAGATTAGAATGATTCTAATTAACAAAAAGAAAAAAGAGCGGAAAGCTACAAGCTTCAAGCTTGACAGCAGCCGTAGGATGTTATAGGATGTATTTAGAAAGGAATAATTATGGACACAACACAATTGAAAAGAATAGCAGACGCTCTAGAGGAGATCCTTCGATTGGTGAAGGAAGATCAGGAGAAGATGAGAAAGATAAACGATGAGTAAAAAATACAGAGTATCAATAGAGGTAGATGAGGAATGGGTTAAAAACTTTGATTTAGTTTTTGATGCAGAGGACGAAGAAGAAGCCTGCAATGAAGCAATGATGCAGGTTAAAATGAATCTTGGAGACTACATAACAGCATATGCAGATGAGGAAGATGAGTAGACAACCCGGACTACCAAGTATTAAAATATTAGTGCAGCACTGGCGCTGGCTCGAGCAACAAGGCCCGAGCTACAAGCAGCAAGCGGAGAGCTGCAAGCAGCAAGCCGCAAGCTTGACAAGAGCCAGATATAATGTTATAAGATATTATAGGAGAAAGACATGTTAAAGAAAGAATTAGAAAAAATAGTTGGAGGGCTGTCTAAGCCTTCTAAAATGCCGGGCCCGGCTTATAACCTGCCAGCCTCAAAATGTATCACCGGCTCGAAGCTGGTAAAGATCCCTGGCTCAGTCTGCCATGGTTGCTATGCTTTAAAAGGGAGATATAGATTCCCCAATGTACAAGCAGCTCTGGAGCGTAGACTAAAAGCAATTGAGAGCCCGCTGTGGGTTGATGCGATGATACAATTAATAAAACCACACAAAGAATTTAGATGGCACGACAGCGGAGACATCCAGTCATTGGAGCATCTTCAGAATATTTTTAGAATTTGCAGGAAGACACCAGACACCAAGCACTGGTTGCCAACTCGTGAAGCGCAGATATTAAAACGTGTGAAGGTTAACGAGGTGCCACGTAATCTGGTCATTCGGTTCTCTTCACATATGATTGATCAGGCGCCAGTTAACTTTTGGCCCTGGACGTCAACGGTTACTACAGATGGACAGCACAGCTGCCCAGCGGCAAAACAAAATAATGAATGCAAAGATTGTAGACAATGCTGGAATCGTGATATAAAAAATGTTAGTTACGGTAAGCATTAATGGAATTTAAACACCCAAAATATTATAAAGAATTACGATCGATACGTAATAAACTGGATCGG